GAAGTCCATCGCCGCGGACTACAAATCCGACTACGACGAATTCATCATCAAGAGAATCGGTTCGGCGTTCGGCGTGGCTCCTAGTCAACTGGGCGTTATTGCTCGAGCTGGGATGGGCGGAGGTAAGGGCTCTCAAGAAGGCGAGTCGGATAACGCGGAGACGGTTTCTAAGAAGCCGATGGAGAACTTCATCGTCGAGGTCATCAACTCGCTGTGTCGTCGTTACTTGGATTCGGATCGGAATATCACGTTCGTCCTGGACGATGGCGTATCGGGGAAGAGTGCGGAGGAACAGGCTAAGTCGTTCCAGACGAGTCTCAATGCTGGTTTCTTGACGTTGAACGACGTTCGTGGCGAGATTGGTATGCCGCTTTACGATATGCCAGAGGCAGACGAGCCGCTTATTGTGGCGGGATCGACTATCCAATTCCTTAAGGGAATGTTGGAGACGGACGGAGCCGGTGAGACGGTAGGACAGAAGGAGAACCCCCTTGACGAAACGAGCGAAATCAGCGGTCAATTCCCTGAAAAGGAAGCGGAATCGGCGGTCAGCGAAGACAAACCCGAAATTGCGGGTCAGGTAGAGGACGAGCTCAAGGCTTTTTCGAAGTACGCGAACGCTCGGATTCGTAAGGGCGGGAACTATCGGGACTTCCTATTCAAGACGATTAACGAAGAGGACGCGTACGCGTTCAATCAGGACGTAATCTCCATCATCAAGGGCGATACTTATACTCCTCCCAAAGGTGTCCAGGAGGCCGCTAAGCGGGCTCTGGAGTGGATAGCGGACGGGAAGGCGGGAGACGGCTTTACGGACGTAGGACGGAAGCGGGCTTCGGATCTCGCTCGAGGCGCTGGGGTCTCAATGGCTACGCTCAAGCGGATGAAGGCGTTCTTCGATCGTCATCAGGTTGATAAGGACGCTACGGGCTTCTCTTCCGGCGAGGACGGCTATCCGTCCCCTGGTCGAGTGGCGTGGGACGCGTGGGGCGGAGACGCTGGCTATTCGTGGGCTCGTGGAATCGTGGGCGAAGAGAAAGCGCAGATAAGCGATACCCCAAAAGACGTTTCGGTTACTAAGAGGAGAATCGAGGATTTACCAGGTCATCGACTCAAAGAACTGACGATTCATCACTACGCTCCGCTTATTGCTAAGGCTCTGAGCTATGGATACTCCGGTCTCGAGAAGGCTGTAAGTCAGTCGATTGCGACTCATCCGGCTGGCGGGGTCAAGGGCGTGGCGCAGATTATTGCTCAACAGGCCGTTCAGCATAACGTCAAGTTCGACTCCGATAAGTTCGAAAAAGTCCTAACGGATCTCTACGCGGATAACGGGCTGATTGCTATGGAGACGAATCCGGTGCTCCAAAAGGGCGCTGGACTGACGGACGATTTAAAGTCTTTGTCAGGTTCGATTGACTGGTCGACGTGGAAGCCTGGCTCTCCTGGGGCGGCAGCGAAGGTGGCTGGGGGCGGTCTGAAGGACTTGCTCGACGCGGCTTCGACGACGATTCGGGGAATCGACGATACGACGATGGCTCGATTAGGAGACTTAATCGCTAACGGGCTGGCGGAAGGTGCGGGAGCTGGGGAAATCTCGGACTCGCTGGACGCGCTCATCAACGATCCGGCGCGGGCTGAAATGATTGCTATCACGGAAGGGAATCGGGCGTATAACGCTTCGTCTCTCGACTCGATGCGGGACGCGGATCTTCCAGGCTGGACGTGGCTGGCTTATGACGGAGCTTGTGACGACTGTGCTAACGAAGAAGGCGATCACGACTTCGGGGACGAATATCCTCCCCTCCATCCGAACTGTCGCTGTGCGGTAGTCGGTCAGTCGACGGTCAGCGCGGACGAAATCTCAGCGGAAGAATAACCTAAAAAAGTATTGCCCTTACGGTGGCATATAGTCATCGCCTACTATTGGAGACCAAATGTCTGAACACATCATTCACACTTATCTCGGAGGACTCACGGCTAAGCGCGGTGACGACGGGTATCTACGCGTCAAGGGAATCGCTACTGACGAGACTCTTGACCTCGACGAGCAAATCTGCGACTCGGAATGGCTGAAGTCGGCTATGCCGGCGTGGATGGAAATCGGGAACATCCGTGAGATGCACCAAAGCAAGGCCATCGGCAAGGCGATGGAGATGGAGCAGGTTGGAACCGGCTTCGTAGTCTCCGCGAAGATTGTTGACGAGTCCGCAGCGAAGATGGTCGAAGAGGATATCTATACGGGATTCTCAATCGGTATCAAGGGCGCTCGAATTGTCAAGGACGCTAACGCTCCTGGCGGTCGAATTGTCGGCGGAAAAATCGTGGAATTGTCACTCGTGGATCGTCCGGCTAACCCGTCCGCTGTAATTGAAATCGCTAAGTCAGTCGACGGCGATCTAGTAAAGGGGTCAGCTGTGACTGATATTGAAAAGTTCGACGAGGTTCAACTCGAGGCGGATATGAACGCTGCTTCTCCTCACGAGATTGCGGAAGCGCCTCACAACGCGGCTCGAGTCTGTCACGCTTGCTCCGGTACGGGCTATAAGACGAACGTCCCGAATGACGTGGAGACGTGCGAAGTCTGTAATGGTTCGGGAGAAGAGCCGGAGGATTCGAGTCACACGATTACTCAGGAGAGTCCGTCGACGGAGAACGCTGACGCGAATAGCGAGATTAAGGCTGTCGAAGCGGAGAAGGCTAAGACGGTCGCTGATCTCAAGGTGGCTCTAGAGGAGTTCAAAGAAGCTCATCCCGACCTCGTGAAGGCGGATGACAAGGAACACAATGTCGCTGATCTCAACGCCGTTCGTGCCAGTCTCATCGCTCTCATCAAGGCTGAACTGGACGAAATGCTGGCTGGAGACGAGAACGAAATCTCTGACGTTATGCAGTTGCTCTGTGCTCTCAAGATGTACCTCGACTGGTGGACTTCAGAAGCCAGCGAAAACGAAACCGAAGCCCCATTCACCGGATGGGACGAGAACAAGGATGATGACAACATGGCCTACATTGGACTCGGCGTGAGCGCCGACCTCATCAAGTCTGCTTCCAGCGCCGACGCTACGGAAGAAACCAAGACGGAACTCCGTCTCGAAATCGTGAAGGCCCTCGGCATCACGGAAGAAATCGCTACCTACAAGGCACTCATAGCGAGTCAGGAGGATGTCATCAAGGGCATCAAGGCTGAACTCGACGAGGTCAAGGAGATGGCAATACCTGGCGGGCCAGCGCTTCGCCAGACGCAAGCACAGACCCAAAAGTCTGCGCAAGCAACCGCCCTGTTAGTGGAGGCTGAACGCCGTCGCTACATGGCACAGCAGGTCACCGATCCAGAGATGCGCTCTGCTTACTTCGACGCCGCTATTGCGTTGGAGAATCAGTCCAAGACTCTCTAGGTCACCCAAAAACAACTACCCACAGAAAGGGGAGCATCATGGCTATGGCCGCTCCTTCAATCGACCAACTGTTCGGCGGACTTCCTGCCGAAAAGCGCGTCGAACGCTTCGAGGCTTACAAGTCTGCCTTGAGCGCCGTCCACACTCGTACCCTTGAGAAGTCTGCTCGTGGCGAAATCTCGTTCGACCCCAAGCGTGGTGTCATCGAGAAGGCGTCTGTTGCCGACCGCATCAGCGAGTTCTCCAGCGAAATCAGCAAGTCCATCTCCGGTGACGCCCTCGCCGCCGTGAACTCGGCTCTTGCGAACGTCTCTGACATCCAGAAGAACATCACCCTGACTAGCCCGTTGAACAACTCAACTTCCGGCGTCACGGGTCTTGTGCCTTACAACCTGGAATCTGTCCTCGGTCTGTTGGTTCCTAAGGAACTGACCCTGCGCAACTCTGTTGCTCGTGAGACTGCGGTTGGTCAGGCTGTTGAGTTCCGTCGCATCAACGGTGTTTCTAACTCCGGTACTGGTAGCGTCGCTAACCTCAACACCTTCTTCACGTCCAACTCGGCTTCGACTTCCTTCAACGGAATCACTCTGAACCGTCCTACCCAGATCTCCTACGCCGCCGACAAAATCGTGCAGTCGTTCGTCGAGCAGGGTATCTCGGACAGCGTCTCGCTCCAGGCTGAGTTTGCAGGTAAGGGCTACACCGACCTTCGTCAGTTGAGCCACACCGCCGCCCTCTGGTCACACCTGTTGGGTGAAGAGCGCAACATGCTCAACGGTTGCGTCACGCCTCTGTTGAGTTCTGCTCAGATCAGCGCTTTCGGTTCGGGAACTGTCGCTTCGGCTGACACCACCGCCACCGGATTCCCGTCATCGTTCAACACGCAGACCGTTGCCGTTAGCATCACCTTCTCGTCTGCCTTTGGTGAGACCGCCGCTATCAGCGCCGGAAGCGTCACGGGTGTCACGGGTCAGGGTGCGAAGGTTGCCTTCACCGCCGCCGTGCCTGCTGGCGCTGTTGCTCTGAACGT